ACCAGTCTTTAGGTCAACCCATCTAGCTTGGTAATACTTGCCGTTTTTGTTTAGTGCGACAATCATTTTTTAACTTCTCTACGGCGAATAGATTCTTCAAGCGAGTGCAGAATCGCCGCGTAAGGCCAAATCTTGACATCTTTAATTGCATCTCCGCTTGCAACATGGTGGTGTATGTGGACAAAAGAGTTTCAATATCGGAATCGACTGGAAACCATATTGCGATTCTTCCGCTGCGTGGACTGGTGTGTGGACTTGTACTTGACTTATTTTTTGCCATTGTGTTCCTTCGTGTGTGGACTAATGTGTGGACGAGATATGTAGCGAGTCTATCCGCTTTGTTTCATGCGTCAAGTGCCGCTAGTTTCACGGATATCCCAACACGCGCTCCAAAGTATGCGTTCGCGGTTTGCTTGGTCATCCGCTAGTTCCTCGGCGTTCCATGCGCCGTACTCGGACAATTCAGCGCGGATTTTGTCGGGTGTCATATCCCATTCAATGTCGGGAGATTTTACCCAGTGAGCTACTGCAAAGTCATTGGAGCCTTCCGTGTAGCAAGCTTGCACGGCTTCTATTGGAATTGTGATAGTTCCACGGTTTCCCTGCCAAGTAATTTTCTTTGATTTTATATTCCGTTTCCATACTCGGAAATAAAAATCTGAATGGTTATAAATTACAATTTCGTGCTTATTTTTAATTGGCGCGTCGATTTCAACTCCATTTATAACCATACCCATAAGCTTTGTAATGTGATTGTCTAGCTTGCGTATGTAATCGCTGTCTGCTAATTCTGCGAGTATTTCTTTTCGCATAAGTGCTTGCGTCACAGCCATTGAAGCAATAACTTTATTGCAATTTTTCCTGGATAATTTTTGAAGTGTCATTTGATCGCCTCTGATAATTTAATGTACTTCCATTGGTGGTTATCGATTACATCAACAAAGCAAGCTTCCTGCACTGCTTGTTCCGTAGCGTAAGCCGAATGTGGCGACCACTCGCCCCAAGTGCGGCCCTCTCCATTTAATCTGCGAACTAATAATAAAAACATTTTTGTTTCCTTGTGTGTGGACTGGTGTGTGGACTAAAGCTAGAAACGATCTAGCAATCTTTCCGTTTTGTAAACTGCGCGCCTGGGTAGATTTTTTTAGTCATGCGGTAACTTCTTTATGAGCGCGACGATCTTGGCTAGGCTTTCCCTTTGTTGATCTTTGTAGCCGTACTCTCCCTTGGAAATATCGGGATTTTCTTTTGGTTGCCAATCGCCACTATGTAGTGGTTCGTTTCGATATTCGTCGATTAAAACCGCGATCTTTTCTAGGTCCTGTTCAAGCTTTGTCATTTTTTCTCCCTTGTTTGTCTATGTGAGGGCAGTTTATGCCTGTTCAGATATGCCCTAGCAATGACTTCAAAGTCAACGCCGTAGTTGCTACACAATTCTTCGAATAGTTCCCAATCCAGGTCTGATTCGCCTTTGAGTACAGATAGGAAAACTTCGACGCAATCGTCAGCACTCATATCTTGGTTAATTTTGTCCCACTTGTGGCGGAACGCATTCATAAATTTATCTCGTGTCATTGTGTGATTCCTTTGTGTTTGTGATATTTAATAGTGTCAATACAATCGCGCTACATACGATGTAGGCGATTTCGATTTGTGCGAATACTGGTAGCTCGTTCATGGTTTCTCCGCGTAGAAGTCTTCAGTATTCGACGGATTATCTTTTGCGAAGTCTATGAAAAAACTTTCTTCAGTACCTTGATGATGCCAAAATGTGTCTTCACATTCTTCGTCATCGTCATATAGGGCGATTAGGACTTCCGTTCCGTTTTCTTCATCGGGTTCGTCTTTCCAAAATATGAGTGCTTCAAATACGCTGCGTTCGGGCTGTGGACTTGTGGACTGATCTTTCATAGTTGAACCTTCGTGTGGACAGATTCGACGGATACCTTGCCAGTTTTTTTATCGACTAGGTATGTAGTGCATTCGTAGCTAATTCCGAGCGCGTCAAGCTCCGCGTCGAGCGCGTCCCATGAATCGGCTAGTGGGCGCGTGGGTTTGTGGGCGCGTTGGCTAGTGTGTGGACTAGGCGCGCTTGCGTGTGGACGTGGTTTACGATTTTTAGGCATTTTTATTTTTCTCCAGTGGCTAGGGTTTGAAGTAAGGATCAACGCCCATGCCACGCGCTCGCGAGCGTGGCTAGGGCGCGTTCCTTTTATCCGTGATAACTCGCGGCGCATGAACGGCTACAGAATGTCCCTTTTACTTCGTATTTGTTGTTTCGTGTTCCGTCCTGCTCTACGGTGATTTTGTACTGCTTTCCGTTTGTGGGTTGGCATCCGCACCATGTACAAGCTTCCGTAGTTGGCGTTGGCTTGTACGTCGTCGTGGTCCTTGCGAATGAATCGCGGTGGGTTGTGGTTCTCATTTTTCGCCTCGCGTGATTGTGAAGGTATGGAATACTGCAAGGGCAACGGTTCCTACGGCTAGGAACCAGAATATGACGAGCGCGGGCGCGTCTAGTAGTGGTTCGGGGTTTATCATTCGCGCGCCCCTTCCCAACAAAACTGTGAAGCGTATTCAAGCGCGCGCGCGCGTGATAGTTCGCCTACGTCCGTCCAAGGGGTTCCCCAACACTGAACTTGTAAGCGCGCGGTGCATGGCATGGAATGGTCGTCTAGGTCGCCGATGATCCGCGCCGCGGGTCCACCCGTCGATAATTCGATCATGTATTCCATGTCCACTACTTCACTGCCTAGCTCATGCCAACATGAGCGAACGTTCAAGCTAAGCGGGTCCTCGCGGATAGCTTCCTCGGCATCCTCTACTCGGTCATTCCATGCGCGCGAGTTCTTGCTCGTGTTCTCGTTTAGATATGTAAGGGCAAGTTCAACGCGCTCTTGTTGCGTAGTGGCTGATTCTCCGCAAGCTTCTAGAGCTTCCGCGATTTCGTCCGCGTCCGTATTCTCTTGCGTGAACGGCGCGGTGAGCGCGTCTAGTAATGCTTCTATGCTTTGTGCTTGCGCGCGTCCTTCGTCCTGTAGGCTTTGATCGTTCATCGCTTGCCCTTCTTGTCTACTACTAGGCATAAGCAGCTCGGTTGATTCTTGCCGTTGGCTAGTTCATAGCCGAACGTGTTTTGGAATAGGTAGCGGAGTTGTAGATAGTCTTGCGCCGATTCGGGCGGCGCGATAGGCGAGGGCGTGAATTTTGTACGCGCGATCATGTTAATTTCGTCAACTAGAAACTTCTTGTTGATCTTTGTGAATTCTCTATGAAACGCGCGCTCTGCTTGTGCTTCCGTCATTGTGTGGTTCCTTGTGATAGTTGTGATAGTTAAGTCTTAGCAACGTGCTAAGGAAGTGCGCCGCCATACTTCACGGCGGCGCGCGTTCCTAGGCGCGTTTGGTTTACTTGCTCAACAATGCTTCTATCCGCACTGGGGAAAAATTCGCTCCAGGGGCGACGTGTTCCGCGCTTGTTGGATCGTTTGAATCATCCTTTGAATCGTCGCGCGCGTCGCGCTTGGCGAGCATTTCCGCGCGTTGTTCGTCAAGCTTCATGCGTAGCGCGGTTTTGTAATCGTCGAGCTTGTCAGTTTTGCAAGGCATGAGTACCACCGTGTAGATAGTTCCGAATTCACCAACGCAAGTTGCAAGTGTCGCGCTCGATCCGTTGGTTTGAATTCGCATAGTGGCGCGTTCACCCTTGGCGCGGTTCTTGTTTACTACCTTGCAGAATGCGCCGAGTTCACCGAGCATTTCAAGCGCGATTGAAGTTACTTCCAACGTGCTTTTATTGTTTAGCATGATTGCATCCGTCATCTTGGGGATCACGTCCGCATATGGTGGAAATGTGCCGTCGATATACAAGCGCGTTTTGCCGTCGCTTCCGTTTGTCTTGTAGCACGTCGTATCGTTTTTTTCTATGGTTGTTTGGAATATGCCCTCTTTTTGAAGTGACAATCGCGAGTCGAGCGGTGATAGTTTGGTAATCCATTCGCAAGTATGCGCGCTCAAAATAAAGCTTTCCGTTCCGTGTTGAATTTCTGCAATTTCGGCTACGGCTAGTTTGCGTCCATCTGTCGCGACTACTTTTAATGAGTCCGCGTGTGCTACAATCTGAACGCCTTCAATCGCGTATCGGTTGGAACCCTTGCCATAAATATGTTCATCCGCGCGGAACGGTGCTAGTGCTTTCAATGCTATTTGTAGTGCTTTGATATTCGTGACGATCATTGTCTTAGTGTCCTTGTGTAAGAGAATTTGAAGCTTGAACGTTTCAAGCCATACACTAAAGATAGTCTATATATAGAGCGCGTCAAGTCTGGTGCAAAAGAATCTACGATTTTGCGGGTGTGGATATGGCTAGTGAGGGCGTGATAGTTTTGGTTGTGGGTGGGTGCGTCTATGCGGACCTACGCGCCGACGCGGTCCGGCGCGCGAATTGCCGGCACGGCGAGCTTGCACCGGCGCGCCGGACCGTTCGCGTCCCTAGTGGTCTTGAACTATGGCAGTTCCTGCGCGTGGCGGGCGTTCGGCGCGCGATTGTGGCGCGCGCGCCCTTCGCGTGGCGTGAATCGCGATTCCAAGCGCGGGGGAACGCGCGGCGCATGGGGGGGGCTGGGGGACTGGGCGGCCTGTGTGAATGTCAACCTGCCCTTCACAAGTTTTCTTCCATTTTTCAGAAGGTAAAGTTCTATGTGCTTCTCTAGGATGCGTATAGGTTTCTCCCCTTTCCTATACAGACCCCATAGAATCGCTTCTGCCGCGTTCTAGCGATCAGGACAGTCCTTGGTATTACTTTGCTCTAAGAATCGATTGGGTAGCGCAGTGCTGCCTCGAAGCGCAGAAAGCCAGTCGTTAGAGGCTAGGGTGTTGTTAATGACCACTGCGCTTAGGGTTTGTTCCAGGATACGGATTTGGCACTCGGAGAGCTTGAGTCCGTAGGCTTCGCTTATGACCTCTAGGACTTCGTGTAGCAGGGTCATGGCAATGTGTTGGGGGTCGGTGACGGTTTCGTTTACGCGGATGGCGTAGTACGGATGGAGTTGGGACTCCCCCCAGTCGTTCTTGGCCAACTTGCAACTGGTGATGGGAATTGTGAGAGAGCCGATTTGAATTTCAAGGAAACGATCCATAGGCTTTCCCTTTTTATTAAATTTTATTTTTATTTTTTCTAAACAGAAGTGAGTACCCCTCTATCTAGAATATTACATTTTCTTATTTTCTACTTCTCTTGTTTCTGCTTTGTTAGAATTCTTGGCGAGTTCCGAGTACCTAGTACCCTAGGAGAGATTTTTTTCTGTATCTACAACCCAGTCAGATAGAGCAGATTAGGAAATGCACTCTTTTTGTGTCTAAAAGTGGCGTTATTGAATCAGAATGGCATTTATTATCTTTATGGCAAAACTGGAAGCGTGCTTCCACTTTTATTCGGACGTTGATTCCTAGAGAAACCTTGTTTTTAATCTGCAATCGCCACTACTCTAGAGTTTACTATGGGTTGATTTCTGTATTATGTTAAATCGTAAATCGCTGATTTCGACAAAACGGACTCTGCGAATTTAGTGGATCAACTTGGATTCAAACCAAGGTATTCCCGATTATGAGTCGGGTGCATTGGGTCGCTATGCTATTGATCCTTGTGTTCAATACTTGCTGTTTATGAAAGTATAGTCAATATTTTTACATAGTACCGCAGACTGTAGGGGGATTTTAACCCCCATATCCGCATTGCGGAATGCTAGGTTTGCATCATACAGTCGCGGCCATTCCTAGGAGTGTTTGAACCAACGGTTGTCTTTGTTTGTGCTGCCGTTCATTTCCTTGATCTTGGCGAGAATCCACTTCTCGCGGCTCTTTTGGGCGGCGATGTCGGGATCGTGCGCCATGTCGGTCTTCCACATTTTGCAAGCCATTGCCAGGGCTTCTATCCTGTCGTCGTGGTCAAGGCAACCGCGTAGTCTTGTTATGCGGGTTAATTGGCGTTGCAGGGTCTTATCTGCGGCCACTGTGGGGTGCATAATGAGCCGATGCTGGTTTAGGATCGGTTCTAGGGTTTCGATGATTCTGATCTCTTTTTGACCAGATACGCGAACGGTTTCAATGCTGCATCCCCATATTTCCTCTCCTGCGTTGTCCGTATCGTTTGCGAGCCTGTTTACGGCTGGCTGGAGCAATTCGACCATCATGCCCTGCCCGAAGTTGTCTTCGACATACATGGTGTCAACATGGTGTTCTTTGGCTAGTAAAGCGATGGTTTCAATGACCTGGGAGCTGTATCCCCCCGCCATTCCGTCGATATGCAGTACCCATAGGTAACCGTTAAGATGGGCGACTACGGCGATGGCTGTTTCGTCCGTTCCCTTGCCCGATGGATCGACCCACATTCGGATGCCTGTGTAGGGTTGCCACTCCTTATCAAACATTATAGGTGCGTGGTAGCAATCGTCAACAAAGCCTAGTGAAATGATGTCCTCGCAGCGGGTAGTTTGCCCTGCTGAATTGGTCTTTCCCCAGGCTATTGAAGCGGGTGCTTTGGTCGGCTGCATAGCAAAGACTATGACATCTGATAGCCTTAGTGGAGTCTTTGTATCTTCTCCGAGTTTCCAGCGCAGAAGGTATTGCATTGAATACTTTGATCGACCCTCGGCTGATTCACGCGCCGCCATTTCCTCTTTGTTGAATCGCTCTGGCCATGCGAGTTCGCCTTCTTCCATGTCGGCGTACATATCTCCGAGCGGGCAAGATACGCCTTCTGATCCTGGGTGACTCACTGGCCATGCTTTCATGGCGTAGCCGCCGTTCATAAGGGCTTCGTATACCGTTTCTTCGTGATGGGGCGTTCCCAGATATATAATGTCCCCGCCAGGGATCAATATATTCTCAAATTCGGCCACCTGATCTTTCAAGCGGCGACGCATATCCATAGTGAGTGTGTTCTCTGAAGTTTCAATATCGTCGCCGATGACGCAAGTTGAGCGCGAGCCTGTGATCTGACCAGTGATGCCGTAGGCGCAGAATGACGGCGTTCGATCTGGCTCTGTTCCTGCAACGTCAAACATGAGTGCTGAATCGCGCGCTCCAGTTGCTCGATCTGGAACTAGGTGCTGCAAGAATCGTGCTTGCCCTAGCCACTTACGCGCTAGGTATAACGACTCCTTTGCTGCTCGCTCTGACTTTGATACATAGGTAATGCGTTCTGTTGCTGCGTTGGTGAACAACCGCCAAAGGCAATAGGCAATGGTGATCCATGTCTTTGCCGCGCCACGCCACGCCAGCACTCCGCGTCGCCTTGCACCAGTTTGTAGGTACTTGGCTATTTCGATGTGATGGCGTGGGATGGATGGCATTCCGATTTCAATCCAGAGTTGTTCTAGAAAGAATGGGAAGTCAGTCGCTAGTTTTTTTAGATACTCCTGCGTCTTATCATTCATTAGTGACCTATTGGGTCTTCTGGAAGAAACTGCGGTTGTTCCGCTTGTTGACCAAAATTAAATGGCGTGGCACTGTTGCCAGCCCTTGCATTTCCTGTCAAGTTGTAAACGCCGCCGCCGCTGCCACTGCCACCGCGATTTCCATCATTTCCACCTGTGCTTACGCCACCGTTTACTGGGCCACTTGTTGCAAGCGTGCCGCCATCTGTTGTTGTGTTGTTGTTCGACCTGCCTTCTTTGGTGCGTGAGCCGCTGTATTTTTGACCTTTAACATTTTTGGTTTTTGGGGGTGGTAAATACGCTGGTTTTTTATTGCTCTTTGCCATGATGTTTCCTTTTTAATCTGAAGTGATTAACTGCATTTTTAAAACTTTTATGCTAAGTCTTATGTACTTTTCGATCCCTTAGTTCTATTTGTATGACGGCTTACTGCGCGAAGGTTGGATCGAGCGTTGGAGCCACCATCCTTGATTGATTTCTTATGATCCACTTCTCGCGGATCACCTACCTTTAATCCCATCTCTCGTCGAGCCTGATTACGCTCGCTGCGGTTGCGTATTTGGATACCAGTACCTTGGTAGTCCCGATATTCCTTAGCATAATCTCTAGCCATTATTCATTCTCCATTGTTAAAAGTTGTGCTTCCCATTGTCGCCCGCGCTTACGGTGTGAAGGATCGCGAATTAAATCTATAATTATCATTGCTGCTCCCCATTGCGAAGTGTCGCGCCGACTCATCCACTTTGGTTGTTTCGGGCCGCAAGTTCCAACATTGGAATACCAATATGGTAATGGAATACTCTTGGTGCGCCGACATTGTGTTGGTGGCTGCGGTCTATGGGTGTGACCGCGCACGAATAATCTGTGAGCTTCGCCACCTGTGAAGTTAAAGAACTGTAGTGCTTCTAGCTCATCGGAGTTCTGCCCTGTATCAAAGCCATGTGTTAGCACTACTGGGCCAATTTCAACGCAACCTAGTTTGTCTTTGCGGTACGGAGTCCAGTGCCACTTCTTTGATTCGCTGGCGAACGGCTCTGTGTGCAAGAAGTCCGTAACGTCGCGCAATGCCCTGGGTATTCGGCGCGGGTCTTGCGATATAAGGTTGTCGTCATGGTTGCCCATGATGATTGCATTGTGAGTTTTAGTTGGGAGTACCTTACGAATTGATGCTAGGAACGCTGCGGCGTGTCTGTACTCGTCTAGAAGCGTGTGATCCGATTCGTTTGGATGAACGGATGCCGCCGCTGCCTCGAAAATGTCCCCCAGGTGAACAAAATGCGTGATCCCTTTGGTTTTAGTGAGTGTTTCGAGTAGCCATTTGTGCGTTGGCGGTGGGGTAAATGGAGAATGTGTGCAACTTATAGCTGCTATTCGCGTCATTAAGTCCCCTTGTTAGATTGCCTCTTTAATATCCTGCTTCGGTCTGAATTTTAGTCCGCGCATACTCATTTCGCTTACCAAATCGTTGAGCGGTGAATCAACTGTCTTAATTGCGTTGATGCCGTTATCCTTTAAAAAGTTACGAACGGCGTTAAAGTCTGCTGCTGTCGCCATAATCATCTTAGTTGAGCCGTCGGGTGCTATTGTTTCGCGACCATCTCGCAATACTTGGAGCATTCGCTCTGCCAATAGCCTGTGAAGTACATCACCTTCATTATTATTCAATTTAATTCCTATTTGTATGCTTTGTTATTATTTTGTCTACGCTGATAATCTGCTCCCCACGGAATAAGACCGCCGGGAGAAGATGGCACTAATTTTCCGTAAGTCCAATTAAGTAATCGCATCTGCAATAAATTCTGAAATGGCAAACTGCGTGAAAGCATCATCTTTTCAGATTTAGACTGTCCATTTACAAGCGAGTTGTAGCCGCCCTCAATCAAGTCGCGCGCCATACCGCCGGCTGGGCCGAGAGAAGCTCCGATTACATTTAGAACCTTGGCGTTGCCGGCATCAGCACGATCACGCATGGCCGCGCTGCTTGCTCCACCGTTATATTGCACCCCAAGCATCTGTGCTGGCCCAATGCCACCGGCCTCTAACAGGCCGAGGCCTCTATGTATAACACCAAGTGATCCCGCCGTAGACATACCATTATAAATGGCTCCCATTGGATTTGTTTTAAGTTGCTCAACGCTGTCTGAAAAACTTTGCTGACCAGATAGATCGCGCACCGCTGCACCAATCATCCATCCACCGATTACATGGGATGCAAACCATCCGCTGCTTAAATGAGCCGGCATTTGTGCCATAGGGCGCAAGCGTTGCGATGAATACGCAGAAAGAAATGCCTGGAATTGATTTAAGATACGAAGCGCGGGGTATTTGTCCTCATAGAGAGGTCTGTTCATAACTCCAGGCGCAATATTATAATAATGGCGAGCCGCACTTTGTACTCCAACATTGATTCTCTGAAACACGCCTGGATTTGTAATTGCACCATCAAAGAAGTCCATATAAATAGGACGGAGATCGGAAACAAATGTACTAATTGGTGATGCTGATGCCGCCTCGTTCCCACTGAAATAAGTTCCCCGCTGGTGCATTTCGTTCACTACATAATCAACATTTGAAGCATTGATTCCTAACTTGGATAGACGACCTATTGAATAAGTATCAAGACCAAGCTTCGCAGCTTCAATTCGTATCGCAGATTCAGTAGCTCCAGTTCCAGCTGCCGCAACTGCTTGATATAGTTTCCTGGCTCCATTGGCCGCTTCGTGCCACGCCATTAAAGACGATGCGTTTCTAGTAAAAGCATTTAGGTGGTCTAGTCCTGTATAGCGTAAGAGTCTGCTAGTTGTTCCGTCTAGCACCCAATCAATTACTTCTGTTGCATTCTTAACTGCTCCCTGTCCAAATCCGCGCCCAACATCCCTAAGGGGTCGCTTTGATTTAAGAGTCAACATATCACCAAACATGGCCATGCCTTCAAGTGCCGCTCTGCGCTGAATTTTTGGAAGCGTATCTATAAACGGAACAAACGAAAGAAGGGAATATCCCAATCGAGAAACATTCCCAGGCCGCATTGATTCAAACGCCAAACTGTTTGCGTCCAGTAGGTTTGGGATAGCCATAGAACCACCCTTTACAACCATTGCAATGCGCTGAACATTTCGTGAAATCCACGGCTGTATTTCGCCACGCTCAATATTGTCTACAAAGTGTGTCTGCCCAATGAGCGACTTAATCTTTGCTTCAATAGGAACCAGCTGCTTTCTAATTATTTCTTTATTAAATCCGGCAACTACCTTTGGCTTATCTGCAAGTCTTGATCCAAGAGAATCCCATGCGCTTCTAAAATCAGATATCCCCTGCAACAACTCCTGTGAGTTTGTAGGTTTTCTTAATGCGCCTGTTTCCGGATCGCGGAAAAATAGTCCTACGCTCTTGTTGTTTTGTAACGATTGCGAAACGGAAATTTCGCCGTCAATTTGTGCGGAATATCTACGCAAAACCGACTCCATGTTTTGTTCCGTAAATGGAAGAAGTTCATCAACAAGCCCACCGAAAAATACGCGACGCTTTAAATTATCCGGAGTAGAAACGGCAGTGCTAATAGCATTGCGTTCATTTTTTCCTACCCCCAAATTCTCGCCAAGCATTCCATCTATTGTTCTATCTGCGGCCTCATTCCAAATCACCCTTTGTGCTTGCTGATATTCGGCGTGAAGTTCCGGACTTGATTTAAGTAGCCCCTTGGGGTCTGGCAGGAAATCTAACTCTTGTGCTTCTAGTGCCGCCTTAAATTCTGCGGCAGTCATATTGACTTTCATTTTGGAAGTATCAAATTTAGATTCAGTAGTAAGCCAATTTATGATGCGTGATCTACTTTCGTTTGTGCGCGCGCCGCTAACTGGGTCTTTGGCAAAAAGTTTCTTTTGATCTTTCCATAGCTTTGTCATCGCTTCTATGGTTGTTTGATTTTGATGAGTGAGAGAATTTTGATATTCAAATTGCTTAACGAACGCTTCGCGCGCCGCTATTCGGTCAAGGCCGACACGCTCCTTGTTAAACATATGTGGTACAAAATAATCTCCAGTAAAAGCATCATCGGGAATCATTTTTAGTTTTTTAAGAGTAACGCCATAGTCTTTCCACCAGCCTTCTAAATTTGTAACTATGCTGTTTACGCCTGGGCTAAGAGCGGGATCGCCTACTACCGCTTGTCCAGTTAAATTCTTATGGAGCCGTTCGCGCCTGTACATTTCAAAAATTGCTGAAGTAAGTTCTGCTTGGGTTGGCGCGCGTTTTTCGGCTTTTAAGAAATCTCCAATAATGCTGTTGCGTAACTGTCGTGCTGAATTATCACGATAATTGCTTATGTCTTCAGCATTGTGTGAAATTTCACCACTAAGTTTTGCGTCTTTGTTCGTTAGTTCTGAAGTGGTGAATAGAGAATCAATTAGTTCGTTAAACACTCCACCAGCCGCTCGTCGCGCCGCGCCGTCTGGGCCTGTCCACATAGACAACTTTGCGTTTACACCGTCTAGTAGGTTAAACAAGTTGAGTACGGAAGGCTGGAATCCTGGCTCTAAGGCTCTGTCGCGTCCCAGCTCAAGAAGCTTATTAACAGTTTCCCAGTGGTCATAATGACTTTGATTTGGGTGATCGACAATCTCAAATTGCTTTCCTTCGCCCCTATATATTTCTCGCATCTCTGCGATTTGCTTTTTCATTGCCTTGCGAACGTGCTTGAAAACTGGTAGATATAGAGTTTCGTTGCCATGACCAGTATCGTGAACAATTCCATTTTGTGCATCATCTATGAAGCCTTGAAGTGATGCTTCGTTGGCTTGAGCATCATCGCCAATTCCTCGCGTACCCTTGGATGTTTCAGCCAATGATTGGGTTGCGCCTTCTTCATATACGCCAACCTTTGCAGACTTCAAATGTGCTATTTGAGTATCTAGAAAGGCCGTTCTTCCTTTAATTGCAAGGCCGCGAAGTGTTGGAGAGCGCATTGCAGCTGCGTCTAGGTAGCCAATCGAATGTGCTATTCCCGAAACAGTGCCAAACATCGCCATTCCCATTCCCGCGCCTTCTAGTATTTTCTTTGCGTCATCTTGAAAGCCAGGAAGATTGTCAATATTGTTTGTTGCATAATTAAATAAAGCGTTGTTAGCAGCGGTATATGAGCCACCTATAAGTGCGCCCTTGGCCATAGATATTGCCGTACCAGCCAGCGCGCCGCGCACGCCGCCAAACACGGTCTTGGCTGCAAGAACCCCCGCTATGCTGCGTGATGCAAGTGCTGTTTGTCTTATGGCATTTACTGCACCGCCAACAGGAATATAGTTAAGCGGATCAGCTACCATTACTGGAAGCGATGCAATAAGGTGATGAGCTGTTCCCCAATTCTCTGTGTAGGCAGCAAGTTCTTCCTGGCGTGTTCGTATCTCGCTGGTCGTATCCAAAAGATCATTAAGTTCTGATTTCGGCATATTCCATCTTAAATATCCGTTTTCAGCAAGAGAAGTTAAATCGTTTCTAAGCTGCGGCGTGGCGCGCTCGAACTGATATTGAAAACTTTCTTTAGTTACCAGCTCTTTATCATCAGATACTAAAGTATTATCGCCGCCAAATAAATTTGATATGTAGCTATATGCGCCAGTGATAAGTGGATCGGTAACAGAACGAATTGCTTGAACACTGCCAAGTGTTTGATAAGTGTTACCTAGATACCCCCAGTAAGTTCCATCTGGATGTTTGGGAGCTTCATTATCCATATCCGATTGAGATTTCACAAAGTCGGCGGCTGAACGATCAGCAACACCCAGGACACGCATTTGAGAATACTTATCAGAAAAGTTTACTTCTGGCATTAAATTTTACTCTTTCCGAAATTACGATTTGACGTTTCTTCGTGTCGAGTTTTTTTCGCATTACTAATTGAGTTTTCAATCTTTTGTTCAAATACTGAAAGCTCGCTTGGCTTTGATTTCGTGTCTTCTTCGGGAAGTTCAAATAAGTGATAGGTGTTTTTACCTTGCTTATCTTTTTGTATAACACTTACCAGCAAATTTCCACTTACTTTGTCTGCGCCTACTGGAAGAATTTCTACAACATTAGTTGGGTCAACTTTTGCTTTTGATAATTCAAGCTCTATTCGATGGTTCAATGTATTAGAATCAACTCCGCTGGCCGTCAGAAATGATTCTTTCATTAACCCATACGCATTTCCGTTGTATTTAACTGCGTAGTATTCTCCAGCTACCTTTTGAGCGGCTTTCTCAACAATCGCACCATATTCTGAAGAAGCGACCTCGTTCGTGCTACTGGCAACCATAGATACCGCCTCTGCCATTACCTCGTCCATCAGTTGAGGGGAAAGGCTTTCAAAATTATTTCCAGCTTTATCTGTGAGGCTTCCAGAAAACCAATGTGATTTCATAGACTCCATTGCCGCCGGCAAATTGGAATCCAAGCCTTTCATAAATAATGATCTATCTGCCAACGGAATTCTATTTATTGCAAGTGCTTCCATTTGCGAACTAACCGGCGTGTAATTTTTTGCGCTATTTGCATTGCCCATCAAAGTAAGCGAAACCATTTTCATGCTTTCGGGACTTAGTGTTCCATCTGGCTTGAACTTAAGTTGGTCTTTTAAATTCAAAAAAGTTTGATATGCAGCAACCTTGTTTGGCGAATCAGCAAGAGTAGAATCAAAATCTACCTTAACATTGTGTGCAACAATGGTAGCCATAGCGTTGATCGCTGTTTCGTTATTTGGCCCTGGAGCTGAAAGTATGTCGGAAGTTAAAGAAGTAATTGTTTCTTTGGGAACCATAGCGTTGGTTTGTAACGCTATGGGAATAACTTGCATATAGTTTTCTGGTTCGATTCCAGCCTTGTTTAAATTTGCAGAATTTAGACTAACCCTTCCGTGCATTAAATCATATTGAACATCCTGTGATTTAATTGCAGAAAATGATCCCTTTAATGCAGCCATACCTTTTTCGTAAGCATCTATTGATAACGCGCCAGTTTTTTGATTCCATATAGGAGCCGCATCATTAAAAATAGAATGCCTGTAAACAAGATTTTCCGCTGCAAGCTGTGGAGAAATTGTTCCCTTAATTGTGGCAGAAATGACTTGATCTATTTCTTGAACTTCTGATTTTTGAACAATGTTTTTTGAAATACTGTCAAATTCGTTTCGCTGTTGTTCGTTCATCGAAGCAACGTATGGAATCATTTCCGACATGGTTTGTCTTGTTGATCCAGGGCCAGCAAGATATTGATTTCCAGCATCAATCATCCGATTACCTGGAACGCCTACTCCACCCATACCATCCATGTAATCCGAAAGCGAACTAGATTTTTTTAGTTGATCCTGTACGTTAGCTGTAATAGTATTTTCTCTGGTATTGCGCGCCGATGCCGATGCCGTTTGATATTCTAAAGTCAGCGAATTTTCGTAAGTGGCCCTGTCTTCTGGGGACATAGAGCTTAATACTTTTGATAATATTTCTGGCTTATTATTTACCGCAGCATTTTGAACTATGGCTGGAAGAACACGACTAAGAATATATTCATGTGGTTTATTTGTATATTTAGACATTTCATCTACTGATAAGTCTGTTGTTTCAAATGAAGAAACTACGGCTTGTAGACTTTCGTTTTCTGATTCTGTCTTGCGAGCTTTTACTGCTGGCTCTATTGAAGAAGATAAGTTAGTTACAACTAAATTTTTTGCGTCCTCTATTGCATTTGGATTTGTAACACCCTGGGTTTTGAGTGAACTTAAAAATGCTGTAGTTCTTGATTCTATGAATGCCTGGGGACTTTCAGAAGCCGATTTTAAAGTATCGTTCCAGCCTTTTGAATTTTGTTCTAAAGTAAATTCTGATTGAAACCGCTTGGTAAGTAGATTTGTCTTCCTATTATCTTCAACAATTTTCTCGTTTGCTAACTGTCTAGCATCAACTTTTGCACTAGCAAATTGACGTGCCAATCCCATTTGCACTTCAGCTCGTAAATTTTGCCGTACTAATGGATCAGTGATTCCTTCAAGATACGGAGCCGTTTTGTTTGCTGCCCAGGCTCCAGGATTCTTGTTTGCTTCTGTTGCATCGAATCCAACAAGAATGTCATTTGCTTGATCTTCCTTGAATTTATTTAGCGCGTTTGCTGCAATTTGTGCTTGTTGTTGCCTCTCTTGCGCTTGTTGTTGAAGTTCAACACGAACTTTGTAATCCTGGTCGTTTTTAACACCAGCAAAAAATGAACCTTGTTGTTGAGAAAAAGCACCAAATGTATTTATAGCTTCTAGGGCTTGCTTGAGCGTATTTGCACTTTCGTAGTCTGGGACTGGCATTACCAAGGGTGCAAGTGCGCCTACGGCTGGTGCGCTGATCTGCTGTATCTGCTGCATCTGCGTGTTGTCGCTGACAGTTCCTACTTGGTTCTTGCCTCTGGACATTTGCGCTTGCATTGCCATTGCTGCCGCTGCTTGGAAATTACTCATTGTCCGTTACTCCATGTTGAAAGGCCTCTTATGCCCTGTGCGATGCTGATGCCTGTCCCCATTCCGCTTATGCCGCCTTGCAGTGATGCAAGCGGAACATTACCCATACGGTTGTTGTATTCGTTGATTTGGTTCTTGTATTGATTGATTGCAGTTGTGTAATTCTGGTTTTGGTTGAATATGGATTCTTGATACTGCATCGTTGATTGCATATATGACCTTGCTATGTTTACATTGAGGTTCTTTGCACTCTTTAGATTGTCGTTTTCAATTTGATCCATGAGGTCTTGCTTTGACCCACTCATTGCTGCGCCGCTGTCGGCTTGCATTGCGCGATAGGTTCCCATTACCCTGGCTCCGCGCCGTCCCTCGGCTTGCTCTGCTTGCATTGCCTGTTCTGACATTGAGTTTCGGTTGAACTCAAACGCACTCTTGTTTAACGCCAGGCGGCCAATGTTCTGATGCGTGTATTGAGCCATCTGCTGATACGCGATTGTTTGCGCGTTGATGTTCGCCACATTGATGTCGGATTGCATCTTTCCAGCAATGAATGAATTAAGCATTCCAAACGCGCTAGATATTCCGAATCCAGCACCTAGCATTCCCGCCGATGCTCCGCTCATCCCTGCCGATGCCGCGCTGATTCCTGTTGCCGCTGATCCCTCGGCCATGCTTGAACCAACAAATGTGCCTGGATAATTAAAGTCGCTGCTCATTCGATACCCCCAGTTGTTACTTTTCCGTGATATTCGATGCTTGTAATTGTTACTGGCTTTGTGCTATTTGTTGAAATTGAGATAACTAGGTCTTCTGTTTTGCCTGTTGTATATGCCTTTAACTTGCCAGACTTATTTACGATTTCGTCTTGGCTTGTTGCAAAGCTTGTGACTCGCGGAATTGCATTTTTATTTTCTGCTTTAATCGAATAATTTCCGCTGTCTTTATGATCTATTACTGTGTTTGATATTTCGATTATTGGCGAAATTTTAGAATTGCCCTGTTGATCTTTTTCGTAAACTCTACTTAGAACGATATTAAAATCAATTTTTCGTCCTAGCACTACTGTTACATACGAATTTGGATCGGCTCCGTATTGTTGTCCTGCCCAGACCGCTCCAAAATCTACTGTTACGCTAGTTCCATTATTGTTTGTAACTGGTACTTCAGTGTAAGCCAGACTACTAGGATTTGTAATTATTACTGCTGTGTCTATTGTTTTATCTTCATAAGGCAATGCAAATGTAATGATTGAATCATATTGACCTGACACTGTTCCATATTTAGTATTGAATACATGGCGGTGATCCATACGCGGCTGAATTTCCCAATACTTAGGTGGTTCTGGCTTTTGCGTAAGTGGCATTGACTCAATTACTATTGATATTGCGTTGCTTGCTTTTTGATGATTTCTGGCAATAAAAACAGTGTCATCTACTACTTTTATATCTTGAATTATGTCAGTTTTGAAATCATATATTGACCATGCTGATTGCAGCAATTCATCATTTTTTGTAAACTGCTTGTAAACATATACTGGTGCTGATTTTCCGTATTCATCGAATGTAATTGTGTCGTTATCTAATATGTCTATATCCATATCCGCACCTGGTGCTGTTTGCAGATTCCATGTGCTTGGACTACTCCAGTTGCCGCCGCCTCTATTTGCAGAACTGATTGTTTCACCATAATATTGGAGTAATGGATTTTTTGGCAGGATCATAACTGTCGAGTTATTATCGCTCGATGTCATGCTCTTAACATTTTTTGGTATTAAATCATAAACATGATTCGTAATTTCAGTTGCCTTATTTGTTAATGCAAACTCATCGTAGTTATATTCCCAAACTGGAGTGAGTGTTTCTCTTGATCCGCAGAAGTAAGACTTGAATCCAACCGAAGTTGGCCTTACTGCACTTGTTGCTATTGCTGTTGCTGGCGTGAATGTTGCTGTTTCAGCCGAGAATAGTTCGCCGCCACCCATATCGAATTGTCTTCCACCTTGCGTTAGTAACAGTAATCCTTTACGAAATGGAACTACAAAATCTATTTTGCTTACGGTTTCTGCTCCGATTTGAAGACTGATTGCGTCTGCTGGGTCAATTTGATCTGCTCTAGTTCGATAGAAATTCCATAGATCGTCTGGCTGGCTAAAGACCATCCATTCTTCCATTGCTAGACCAATTCGGCCACGGTGATAAACCATGTCGCTAATTCTGTATCCCTTGATAAAAGGCTCTGGTGCTAGTGGCTGTTGATCTCTTGTTTTAATTAGTGCTTGTGCGCTGTTTGTTGCATACATTGTGTACAAGTTATTTCCATACAGCAAAAATATTGTATATTTATTATCTACTTTTATTACTTGAACGGCTCCAGGCAAGGCCATAGAAGTTTGTAGTGATGTTTGAAGTGCTGCTGCTGTTATGTCCCACGCAAGCCCACTTACTGTTATAAGAGAAGTGGACTTACTTTTTTTATAAGAATATCCCCATGTACCTGTCGTTATAGTTACTGTAATTTCCATTACATTGTGTGTATTTAAATTTAATGGAATTTCTGGGCGCGATAATGTAAATATTGGTGGAACTACTGAAGTTCTTTTTAACTCGCATGGCATTGATGTTGCTGTTATTTGTGTATACGGCACATCAGTTGGGTCACTACTGTAATTTATTGGGTCCATAACATAAGTATGCTTTTTTTTGTTGCATATATATGTCGTATCTGTAATCGTTAAGAAACATAAATCATCTGCTTCTGTATATGTTTCTACTGGATATCCGATTTTATCTGGACTATTTTGTTCGTATTCTCCCTTAGTGTATTTCAAGTAGTCTTTTGCATTATTTACCGCATATCCAGTAGTTGTATCTAATTTTGCAACTGTTCCTATTACTTCCAAGGTAGTTGCTGATGCTTCACTACTTACAAAAGTTGCAGTCATTACTGACTGAACTGGGTATTCATCGTTTATATCAATTATTAGTACGCCTGGAGTTATTAGATCGTTGTATACGGTTGCTACTCCTGCTCCTAATGCCGCATCGAGTGCTGTTTGAGCATACGCCGCGCTTCCCCCGCCCCCTAAATATGGTTGGTTTCCGGAAGCACCAGGCACGGAATAGTTGATTGTTGCAGTTGTTATTGATCCAAAAGTAAGCTTGTATTGTGTAAATTTTGGATATGGATTAGCTGCTGTAAGTAATGGTAAAGTTTGATTTATACAGACATATTGTCTTCGGTTTCTTGGGTTATTGACTTGAACAACGTTTAATTTCATAAACCCATCGGAACCTTTGCCGTACACAATTACATATTCTTCATTGTCGTCGCGCTCAATTTTGTGCATTCGGATATTGCTGGCCAGCGTTCCATTTGGAATTTCAATGTGGTGGCGTGATCCAGGTCGCGTAGTTGCTCCGTCGATGATGCTGAATAGAACATTTTCTGCATCGGCTACCTGATTTGGAAACCTTACGCTGGGTGCTTGCCTTGATATCCCATTGTGCAGCGACGAAATATGCTGCTCAAAGCGTTTTGTTGCCATATTTTATTGTTGTTGTTGCTGACCTGGTGGAGCGAACAGTTGCTTCGATGGGAATAGTCCCCCTCGTGGCTGTAGAGAATCTGTTGTTGCTATTTCCTGGCTCAAGTAAGCGTCTGTAATTTGACCGCCAACCATTCTGCGAGCAAAGCGTTGTGCCGCGTGTTGCACAATTTCTTCTTGCAAGATGTGTTCAAGCGTTTCAAACGCTAAAAGTTCTGCAATATCTAAAAATACTTGATTGGTACTTCCAAAGTTTACTGTTCCATTATCTGCATCGTATGCCTGGGTTCCTCTTAACACAATACTTCGGTGTGAATCTGGGCCAGTGCCTTTAATTCTTATTGTTGTTGATGGAAGTGCTTGCCCAATGGAAATGATATATTCTGTTCCACTCCATACTGGAGTAATTTTTGCTGCCTTGCGTGTGTTACATGGCCATCCCATTGCACAAAAATACCGTGTTGATTCATTTACATATCGTTCAGCATCCGCTGCCATACTTATGCCGTTGGTATCGGTAGCGACAACTCTGAATTCGTTTATTGCACTCAAGCATGAATTTACTGCTTCTAACATTGTTATAGCCATTACGATGTACTCCTATCAATCATTTTTGGTCTTCCTCTAAGTTGATTCATTTCGCTTGTGTCAAGCAAATTTATATCTGCCTGGTCATTGTCTTCACGCTTGCATTCAACCCAACGCTTTGCAATTTCTTCTTTGAGCATTGAATCTAATGCTTGATCTTTTTTCCAGTATCGGTTGAATGCGAACGCTGCTTCAGAAACAATGTATGCCGCAAATGTTTCTGGAAGGTCTGTCCATCCCACTCTTATATAATAATCAACATATATATCTGTGGTAAATGTCGCTGTATTGTCATCCGAATTAAACAAGTTTCCACCTTGAACAGTTATGTTTATATTTGAGCTTTCTCCGCTGGTATCTATTCGGAAACAATCTGGTTTTGCTATTACCCCCCCGATTGGCGAGAGTTTTACATTGCTGCGCTTATTAAAATTCCATCCTCTACTTTGACACGCAATATCTGCGTCATCTAGGAACCGTGAAGCCCATGTTTCTGGATTGTTTGATGAAGCAATAGCGGAGTTGTTTATTTGCATATGCAAATGCCCTATCCGTCGTAATACATTGTTTATTGCATCGGCTCTTATCATGCTGCACCAAGCGTTGATATTTGAGCGGCTTGTTGGTCTACGATTTGTTTTAGTTCTTGAATTGCTTTAACTAGAATTGGGATCATTGAATCGCTGTTGTATCGCAACTTATTTTCATCCGTGTTATCAATGATTACTGGCTCTTGGCCTTCTAGTGCCAATATCTCTTGTGCCTTGAATCCGTATCGGACTCGTCCAGTTGCAATTTCTGTTTCGCGCGATTCTTTGAATTGATATTGAAGTGGATTTAATTGATTTACGAAACTTAATCCGTGTGGGACACTTTGAAAGTTTATTTTGTCGCGCTGGTCTGATGCCGTTGTCCAAGGAACTTGTATATAAGCTTGACTTGTTGATGTACTTCCAATTGAAATATAATTAGGTGTAGCTGTGCTTAATTGTGGTATGTCAAATGCTGGTGACCATACCGATGCTGCCGTATATCCACCAATTTGGACATTTCCCCCGCCAGTAAGTAGTCCATTTAGCGTGTTGCTTCCAATTCCAACATTTCCCTTGCCTGTCGTGATAGTGGCTCCACTCATGCTTCCAATGCAAGTGTTGTGCTGGCCACTCGTATTTGCTGCTAGGGCTGAACTGCCTACTGCTGTCGATGATGCCCCTGTATTTACGTTGAGAGCCTGGTAGCCAACTGCCGTTGTTGTTGCTTGTCCACCCGCTCCAGGGCCAACTGTAATTCCATTTACAGTTATCTTTGTTGCTACTACTAAATTGCTATTAACTGTTGCCGTTCCGCTTACTAATAGCGTTGAGGATAAAGTTGTTGCTCCAGTTACCGCCAGCGTTGTTCCAATTACTCCAGCCGCCGATGTTGTAATTGAACCATTTGTCGTAATTGGGCTTGCAAAAATAACTGGTGCGCCAGCTGTTCGCGCTGTAATGTTTGTAACTTTTAGCGTACTCATTTATTTTCCTTTGCTACATAAGATGGCGGTACGCAGTACCAGCCTTCTTTGATTTGAACTTTGTTGTCAGATAGTCGCCATTCTCCATCTTGGAGCGTGTAGACCTGTGTTTCACAATTCGGGCCAACTCTAATTGGGCTTGCTTCGCTTACTAGCACTGTCCTGTTGCATCCGCTCATATTCAGCGATGCGATTAGCAGCGCGTTGTAGATCGTCATGCTTTTCTTGTGCGTCAATAGCAAGTTTGCCTTTCGCTCCGTTGGCGTTGAGCCACGCGAACAAAGAGTTAAAAAACCCTGTGATGATTTCACGGATCACTTTGCTGCAATGTCTTTGCTGGACTTGTCGTTGTCGCGAGCGCAGAGCAAGCCTACGCCAGCGATTACTGCGGCCACCAACGCGCCAATGTCAATGTTGGTTGCATCGTCACCGTCCGTAAGTGCTTTGATTGCTGCGCCTACTGCTACCAAAATTGCTGCGATACCCGCACCAGTTGTTTTCCATGATTTGTTATTAAGATTCATTTTTTTCCTTTATGACCATACGGTTGTTGCGATTAAAGTTACTGCTGTACCTATTGTCCACGCATTATTTCCATTTCGATATACGACAATCCAGATTGATGTTGTTTTACTTGAGATTGGAAGTGAAATAGCTGCTTGTGTGTAGGTCGTCATGGTTGCAGCGTGTTTTCTTGGGTTAGGAAGATTGATTACTCCTATTAATTTTGGTAAATCCGCTCCTGATATAATTATTTGGTTGCCTGGGGTTACGGTGCTGTTTGTTGGGTCTTCGGAAAATACCATCGCGCACAGCTGATCGTCGGCTACCCCTGTTCCGTTAATATGGACGGTTAAACTCGATAGAATTCCAGAACTATTGGCTACTCTTACTGCATTTGTTACTTCATGTCTTGATATTGTATATAAATCGTTAGTAGATATATTGATGGATTGTGTCGGAGATACAAACTTATTTATAATTGTTGGGTCATTTGATGCCATTTAATTCCTTATTTGTGATCCAGTTGCCCTTCGATACGCTGAATGCGCTGCGAGTGCGCTTCGATTGTTGCGTCCATTCGTTCTAACATTCGTAGTGATTGAACCCAGCAACTCACCATTATGCCTGTGACTGTAAGTACCAGGGTGATGAGTCCTAGCCAATCCTTAAAACTAAGCGAAACGGTTTTTCCATTATCCATTGTCATGTTGTTTATTTTCAAATAGAAAGGGAGTGGCGACGCAAATACGCCACTCCCTTTAATTCAATTTGACTTCTAAACTCAAGACTCTGAAATAGTGATAGAGCCAGCCGACCACGGACAGAGGAAATCCATGCCGCACATGATTTGTGCCTTCATAAACTTCGTGTTGCGTCGCTGATCGTCTTCCATGTGTGTCTGGAGTCCGCTCGCTTGCACCATACCGATTGCTGGCGAACCAGTGTCGGCACTGCACAACGCTATTGCTACTGGCTTCTTGTTAGTAGTACCCCCAGTAAATACGCCTTGATATTTACCGCCTGTACCAGCCGCTCCGCTGTATGCCGTAATTGCATTTTGGCCTGTCAATGAAGCTCCTGACAAGTCTGCGCTTGGCATATTGTTGGTTACAACAATCTTAAAGCCTTCCAAATTACCAATGACGCGAGTAGCAACGTCTGATGCGTCGCTGCTGCTTTCATTGTTGTATGCCGATGGCATAACTGGACTTGCTGTTACTGTGCTACCTGTTGAACTCCAGCTTGTTTCAAATCGCAATGCGGTTTTGATTGCTGGTGTAATGAACAAGTAACGGCTACCGTCTGGCACACTTTCTTCGTCGAACTTTTGGCAAAGAGCCGCAAGATCGGCACGGAACTTATATGCACCTTCTGGACTTGCTGGGTACACAGTTGAGATACTACCATTACTGCTTGCTACTGCTCGATTTACATTGAATCCAGCCGAGTAAACATCACCAGAAGTTACTTGTTGCGCTGCAAGAGAAGCTTTTGTTGCAAGAATTGCCATTTTTGCATCAAGAGTTTTTGCCAAATTACGACCAAGTTTGGTAGCGAACGGTGCAAGAACATCAAAATGAGCGATATTCAAGTCGGTGAACGGAACATCCAAACCGTTTACCAGGTACTCGTCAGCGGTGATGGTCTTGTAGAACATTTGAATGCGCTTAACGTTTGTGCCTTGAGAGGCTTGTTCGTTAATGAATGTGCCTGGAACATGGTATGTACCCACTGGGTCTTTTCCAATGATTGGCCATTGTGCGCTTGCTGCACCTGTAAGTTGTTTAACAGACATAAAAGAATTAGAGCGATCATAAAACACTGCCGCCGTATTGAAGGACTCCAAGACCATGCCACTGAAAATTGTCAGTGCCATATCGTTGGTATTGGTGCTTGCGTTTGTTGAAAGTAATGTACGTTCAAAATTTCCACTCATCGTTGCCATAGTGATTTCTCCTTTAGAGAATTGTTTGTTTAGTGAGATATTTATTAGACACGGTGACTTGAGGTATCTATGTTTTTTATGGGTCGCTTTCGCGGGTATCCATTATTTACATAGGCTGTAGTCGAAAAGACACACTTCGCTGTTAAGCGAAGCAGTCCACACAAGGAATAGCCCTACCAGTGCGCGAACACTGGCAAGGCCGCAGGAGCTTATTGGCTCGTTTCAATCTTCAATGATGGTGTCCCCGACTTGGGGCTGACCGATTTTGAGGTGGTTGAGAGTTGAGCGATTTGTTCCCGTAGTTTTTTATTTTCAGTTTCCAGACTTGCGATTTCAGCATCTTCTGCTGCTGTCTTTGGCTGATTTGTATTTTTAATTGCTTCACAAGCTTTATCAAATGCTTCTTGCATATTGCTGCCGCTCATTCTGATCCATGTCTTACCTGTTTTGGAATCTACTATTCCTACCGTGTCTACTCCGTTTTCTAAACTTACGGCGACTAGGCTTCCAACACTATTTATCAATCGTTCTTGTTCTATGCTTGCTACGATCATTGATTCATTCCCTGCATGAAATTTTTAGGTGTGCTTGCCAACCTACGACGAGTAGATTCATCCACATACCCCTGCTTCCGAACCATACTCATTGCTCGAACTACTTCGTTGACGCTTCCGTAGCCCTGTGCTTCGCTTGGTGGGGTCATGCCCTGGACGAGTGGCCGCGTATTACCGCTACCTACTGCTTGCGTATGAAGGAATGATAGTTCTCGCATTGCGCTAACCGCTGTCTGCGGGTTATTCAACTTCTGGTTGAACGCTTCGATTTCTGCCTTGACCATTGTCCCTGCCGCCCAGTTCAACACTGCATCCTGTTGTGTTTTGCCACCAACAACGGCTGCTACTTCTGTCTTTACCTTTTCGACCTCATGCTGCATTACTTTGATTTTGCTTGCTTCACCTTCAATCAATCGTGCGGCTAAGTCTTTGCTGATTCCTGCTTTTTCAAAGGCTTCTACTTGTGCAATATTGAGTTTGCCGTCGGTGAGATATGTCACCGTCATTTCATCAATACTCATTCCGATTCGTTGACTTAAATCGTCGAATGAAGTCAAGCCACGCTGCGAGATCATCTTCTGGGCTTCCGCGTATCCAGCTTCCAGGGCTTCTGGAGAGTCGTATTTGCCCGCCCATTTCTTTGCTTGCACCTTTTCCATTGACGCTTCGCCAGACATCTTTGTTGGCTTTGCTTCTGCTGCTGGTGGTGGTGTTACTGGCGTTTCTGGTATTGCTGCAACTAGCGGTTCTGACTTTGTTTCTTGAACGATTTCTGATTCAGACATATTTTTCTCCTGTTATGTTTATCCTGCCAAAATTGCTCTAACAATATTTCCTGCAACAAATGTATAACCATCTGTAAAGTGTCTTTTGCGTATGTTATATGCTGTAGTTGTTCCTGTAGCTGGTTGCACTGCACTCCAACTATTTATGGTCGCTACTTTTGTTGTGCCGTTATAACCTGTAATTGTAATGTAGGGTTGGTATTCTGCTGTAGGAGTAGATGGAGATGTGGTAATTCCTAGTTGAGAACCAACCCAGTAATGATCTATATTAACTGCGGCTGCGCCTGTAAACGTAATGCTTGTTGCTGTTGTCGTGGTTGCTACTGCCGCTATGGATGTAGTTGATATTAAACCACCAGACAAGTGTGCAGTAAATGTAGAAGACGTAGGTATGTTGTTGTATTGTTGGTAGTAGGAAACCCCACTTGAGTTGCCATTAACCATTTGTGAATATGGAATCAAATTTTTAACATCAACAACACACATATCAGGATTTTGTACTGCCATAGCGTTAGCAGCAATTCTTGTGTTAATTAAATCTGCATCGTAAACTCCACCAGGATTTCCAATAGTGTCGGCTGAATCTTTTTGTACTCCCACAAAAGAAACAATAGCTAAATCAGATGCAGGATAACCTAATCCACTCCATGATGTTTTGTAATGATTCCAAATAGTTTTGTGTGCGTCAGTCCATCTAGTTCCTGTTTCAGAACCATTGATTCCAGAATGTACAAATAACATTACTCGGCCTGTACCACCCGCTGCAATTTGACGTTCTCTAATTTCTTTTAAATAGAAATTAGTAGCACTTGGAGTAAGAGCATTGTATGTAGAAGCAATTTCAGTGCTGGTTGCACCTGATTGATAGCCTCGACTATGTACTGACCATCCTTTAATAGGTCTATAGATTGATTGAAAAAATAACGACACGGGGCCATTACTAAATTGTGTTCCGCTTGCATTATAACCGAAGCCTGTAGCATTGTGACCATATCCATTGGCTACAAATGTTGTTTCAGAAATGTTTCCATTTACATCTGGTTCTGCGGCATAGCCGTCAGCAGCAGTACCTATTACAAGTCTTGAAGAAGCGTTTGCGCCCTTTGCTTCAAAAACATTAGGCCAAAATTGTTGTGAGTTGTTTACTGCACTTTTGCCATACTTAACTCTTAGTATTTGACTTGTTCCGTTTACTGCAAATGGATGATCTTTTTCAATATTGCATCCAGAAGTTTTGTAAAGAAAATCTGCATTTGTACTTGAAGATATAAACAACCAATCGTTGTAGTCGTAATCTGTTGCTCCATAATTACCATAGTTGCAGAGCGTACTATTTTCATTCCAGGTATTAAAAAATGTAGCAGATGCGTCTGGAGTTCCTAACAAATCTGAAGCAGCTAAACCAGAACGATACTTTCCTGTTTTAGCAATAGTTGACATGGTTCCGCGCCATGTTGAATAAAATCTTGAAACTCCTGTCGTGCTTTGATCTACAAATGGATACAAAGGTGTGGCGTAGATAGGAAAGTTATAGCTGTTTAACGCTTCACTTAATCCTGCAAGATAACCCCAACCACCTGATATAGCTGCGCCTGTATTTGAGTCACCAATAATAATAATGTCTACCGAGTTGGTTCCTGCTTGTAAGTCTTTAAGAAAAGTGTATGGCTGTCTGCTGCCGTATACATTTGTTTGCGTTGTTGCGTTTGTTGATTGATTCAGTCGATTCAATATGTTTCGCATTAGATAGCGCACCAATATGCGCCGAATGTTGCGGCGTTAGTTGAATCTTTAAATTGGACTTGAACTAATTGTGCGCCGATCATGTCAATAAGCGCGCTGCATGGGCTTATAGATGTTGGGTCTTGTGTTGCTGGGCTGTATAGATTTGCGGATGATGTACCAGCAAGTTGAGCAATACTTGATAGATAATAGTTTGATGCTACTGCTGTTAAAGTTGCAGATGTATACCCCAGTGTAAATTCACCAAGTATTGTTGGAATCCAAAGTGTTCCATTATATGAATTCCATCCTACTACTCTCATGCCAACGCCAGTAAGTTTGGTACTGCTGGCTTGGATTGGAATTACCTTTACTAGACTTGGAAAACTGGGGAGCGTATCTAAAATAATACCCGATGTTGGTTTTGTAACCGTTGCACTGATTGCACTAAACGCTGCTGATGCTCCACCCAGATTTGCTGCCAGCAAACTTAAATTAGTCTGGCTTGTTCCTACTAAAGATGTAATTATCATTTGCCCCTTTATTGATTTGCCGCTTGTTGCGGCTGTTGCTGATTAGGATTTGAAAGCGTGTTTTCCATAACATTTCCGCTTGTCTTAATCATTTGTTGTTGTGCTAGTGCTTCGGTTTGCTGTTGCGCGGCTGCGCTGGCTTCAGCGGATAATTGTTCGTCTGTCTTGATGAGTCCTGCTTCGTAGATTCCTGATTGACGCAGAAGCGTGTCGAACAGAACTCCGATGTTGATTCGGTTGATTCCTTGTGGGCCGAACTGTCCCATCGTCGCTACCAACTGAAGTAGCTTCTGCTTGTCGTTTTCACGGCTAAGTGCAGCAAGACCTGTAAGTGCTTCGATCTCTACTGATCCTGGCGGCATAGGTGGCAATAGACGATCTTTTGTCATCTGCCACATAAGTCGCTCTACCAGTGGAACCTGTTGTGCGTCTGCTATGGGGGCGTACACGCCGCCCAATGCGCCTTCCAGTTCACTAGCGATACGCTGAACCTGGAACGCTGTAACTCGATCTCCGCGTGGCGTTGATTCACCTTCCATGAGCATTGCAGTTGCCAAGTCCTGCCGCTTCTGGGCGGCGGTCTGGAGAACTACATTGAAGTCCCCCGCCTTGTTTACAGATAGGAATGCAATGTCCTGGACTTGACCAGCCATTACGCGAGCTTCGATTACTTGGCCGCTTGGCTTGGCGAGGTCGCTTGCGCGTACCTGTGAGTTGTAATCAATGCAGGGAACAAACTTGCTTGCTAGTCCTGCGAAGTCCAGGAGTCGTTCGTGCAGTTCATTGAGTGATCGAATGTCGCCTAGATTGGTTTCTACGAAGCCACGGCCATAGTTCTCGCCGGGGGCAAGTTCATACGGCGTTGCGAAGAATGGCGATACTGGTTCTTCGGATGTAACGATGATTTTCTTATTGATCTCTTGCTCAATAACCCATGTCTTTGTCAGTGGTTGCCATTGACACCTCGTATACATTTCGATCATCCGCTTGGAAATGTTCTTTTCGAGGTCTTCTTCTTTGATCTCACTATCCATAATCACATTTTGAGGAAGACTTAGTGGGTCAATCTTCTCTTTGATAATGTGGCTGACTACTTCTTGCGAAGAATCGCGCATGGTTACATATTGATCTCTGCGGAACACTCGGATTCGATAATCGTTTGTGAGTTGCTCCAGGCAGTCGCCAGTGATTAGAATTTGCGTTAGTGCCTGTCGCTTGCGTGAACGGAACCCGCTTCTGCGTCGATTCTCTGCGCTACCCATATCCGCGCTTTCGAGCTTTGCCATCGCGAGTAACTCATAGAGTGATAGTGCTGAAGCAAATGCTTGAATCTGTGCTGGGTCTACATTCCTGCTATAGCGCATAGTTGCGGCTGGCTTGAGTTGGAAGAATGGCGTTCCCACTGGGTAGAGTGCCATGAGCAATCGGCCTTCAAGATTTGCAATGCCTCGCCCTGGAAGCGAAGTGAATGTTTCGGGCATTTTGTTAGTTTCAGTTTGCCCGATTGGTGGAAGAATCCACGGTCTTGTGAGTGCCGCGCAAGTTCGCGCTCTGTTTAGAATTGTTTGTCGTGCTGCGTCTTGTTCATTCCAATCTTTACCTATTGTGGATTCGTTCATGTTCCTGTAGAGATTTGAACCCCTGTACCGCCGATATATCCGCTACCGCTTGTTTTATTTCCTCGGCTTCTTTGAGTGCGTTTAGCGTCAATAAGTGATTGTAATTGCGCTTTTTCTGTTGAAGCAAGTGACATTCGCGCATTGTTATTTTGACGGTCTACTTCTGCAACTTTATTTGCCGCAATAAGTTGTTCGTCAAGAACTTTTTGTCGTGCTTCTGCATCTTTTTGAGCTTGCGTTTGTGCTGGTGCGCCGCTACCGCCGCCGCCGCCGCCAAACCGTCGAATATTGTTTTCAAAACTCATTGCTTGTTCCTTTTAATTAGATAATTATGTAGTTGCGTTGGGCTGTATATCCGTCTCGGAATTACAACCCCACCAGTTTTCAATGCTTTTTTAATTACATCAACACATGATTCTTTGGGGCATACATATCCATAACTGAATACTCGTACCCAACAATAAATCCATATTTGTAACCAAACCAAATTGTAACTTCCAGGAAGTTTTTTTCTTTGAATTGATTTAATTTCAATTTGATTTGGCGTTTCAATTTCAAGGACAGTTACTATATCTGTTGTTTTATTAAAATCATTTATGTCGTGTATTTTAATAGAATTGAATAGCGTTTCTAAAACAACTGATTCATTACCTATGGCGCAATGCGATATATGTCCACTTATTATTCTAATTACATACGATATGAATATGTATCCCACTACTTTGTAATGGCGAGTAAGCATTTCATATTGCCACGCCAGATCGTGCTTGAAGAAGTTTTTCTTGAGTTTAATTCCTGATAGAAAATAAACTTTAGTAATCATAGGTTTGGGATGCTTATATCTGTCCCGCTATAATCTTGGCTAATACCGCTAAATGGGTCTACAATCGTAGAATTGCGTGTTGTTTTTGTTTTTAACTGTCGTCGCAATTTCTCAATATCTGCATTACTTGCATCTGATTGTTGCAACTGAAGATAGGCATTATCTTTGTTCAGCTGGTTTGTTGTGTTTACCGCTTCTTGTTTCTGAATACGGCTTTGTTCTTCTGCTGCGGCTGCTGCTTGTGCTGCGGCTGCTGCCTGTCTTGATTGCGCTCCCTTGGCTGCTTGGGCTGCTTGATTCGATGAGATTGCTCCAGCACCAGCGGTTGCCGCTGCGCTTGCCGCCATCATAATTCCGATCATAAGTACGTCATCTATTCCAAAGATTGCTAGAAAGTGCATCACATTGCCCCCTTGGACTTGGCCAGATAGATAAGTTCCTCAACTACTGAACGGCGAGCGCATTGCCAATTCACCATATCTCGCGCTGATTCTGAAATCGGGCCATTTATTTCGATTGGCAAAATGGCTCGATCTAGTGCGCGAATGAGTTCGACTACGGTTCCTGGCAGCACCTCTGGATATTGAGTTTCCCTACTTGCCACCTCGTTTTCGGATTTCATTCATATAGGGCAGATTAGGAAAAGAAGTATTCTGAATTGTATACTCCTTCTAAATCTAGGTCGCCTGTTTCGGGGAGCGGTGGCAAAACCACTGAATACTTGGTTTGCCAGTATTCCCGCATTTGCTCTAGGTGTGGCGTGGAGTGCAGTTTCACGAACTCGTCCCTAAGAATAAATGATAGTTGTGGCACGGTGGCGGCGTGAGTCCAGTATGAATCATGGACTGCTGCGTATTCAATACCCTGTTTCTGGCACTCAATAGCCGTGTGGATCATGTGGCTGGCATCGGCCGCGTGAACGACATTAGGACTGATTCCGTTTCGGTTGCGCCCAATATGTTGCCGTCCCGCCTCGTTGGGAATCTGCAAGTGGATGGTGTTTAGGTGGGTCTTTACTGTGATTTTCTTGAGCGACCAATACGGCTGCACTACTGGAAAGCCCATAGGCGATACCCATTCGATTACTCGGTTTGGGTCTTCGTTGAGAATCTGCTTAGTGGCTTCTCGTAACCATTTCATAATGCCACTTCCCGCTCTGCATTGAACTCCGATGGCTTCCATTACTATTCCAGCGAGCCAATGTGCTGCTTTTGCTGCTTCTTCCTTTGGCATACCGTTCTCTATTAGTCGTGGCTGCATCTGATCTCGTGCGCCGGTGCGTGTGCATCCATATACAGAAGTCATTACTGGCTGCTTAACTACCTTTCGTGCCTTGTTCACGCCACAAGTGACGCAATAAGGCATTAGTTGTTTGGCGATTGGGTCACCTAGACAAGCCAGGTCTTCAATCATGCGCTGAACGACGATTGCAACATCTGTATATATGTCTTTTGGTGCATCGCTTTTCCCTAGGTTTACGGATTCGCCGCCAATGCGGTCTAAGCCCATTGCTGATAGGTGCTGAAGTCCGTTTGCCGTGCCGTCGAGCTTAATCGGGAGCCGACTCCCGATTTTGCTATCGCACAATCCCATGCAAGCTTGTAAGAACTGGAACGGATCATCCGCTTTCATCCAACCATCGTGTTTGAATGGGTCGCTGGCAAACTTTTCTATTGAGAATGTATTTGCTTTTGCCCACCCTACTCGTAGAGCGTGGTCGTATTTGTCTACGCCATTGCCCCAACAGTTTGCGGCGTGAATTTGTAAATACTTTTCGTCGTATCCTGGCTTGGCTTCCGCGAATAGCAACATTGCTCTACGGCTATCGCTGCTCATGTGGTTTAGGTGCAACGGAACTGGGTACGCTCGGCCACGAAAATCGTATTGGTGCGGAAACCAGATTGCATCATATTTGCTCATTCGATCCGCAATGCCTAGTGCCATGATGAGGTCGCTTCGTGCGCTGCCGTCTTGCTCATTCTGTTCGTATGCGTTCCGTGCTTCACGCGCCCACGCCTTATGTGTTTCTGGGTCTTCAAGCTTTGGTGTCTTGGGTCGGTCTGGAATCTTGATTGGATTTAGCCGTGGCAGTCCTGCCGTGTTGCCACCTTGATCCATTAACTTTGACACTATTTCTTTGATTTTCGTATCAATTTTCCACGGTGTCTTGCTAATGGCGTTTAGCCCCTCAAAGACTTTAGTTAAGTCTGTCTTAGCTAGTCGCGCTCGTAGCGAATTTGTTGGCTTGACCACAAATGGCGTTCTTAGGCGATAGTGACCGCCTTCTTCAATGTCACCATTCTTATCTCGTCCCCAGGGGAGCGGCGGCGCAACCATTGGTTGAAAGCGTGGGCGCAGCGTTCGGCGCAGGAATTGAGCGTCCTCTAGGGTTTTGAGTGCGTATTCAGATAGCACAAGCATATTTGTACCTTTGCCATCACGGAATCTACGCTTGCATACCAACGCTCTTTCCATTGTTATTGTTGGTTCTTTGTTTACGCCTTTCTGCACTCGCTTGAGCATGGACACGCCGACCAACTTCCAGATCAAACACAATCCCAAGTGACTGCACATTCTGCGATCCCACTGGTGGTCTTCCATAGTTTTTTTGGCAAACTTGTTGACATGGCGGCTTTTGTTCTTTCCGCTCTCGGCAAGAATCTCCACCAATTCCTTTGGCGTTACTTTGCGTCCTTTCATTACATGAAGGTGCATTTCCGCTATTACTGCGCTGCCTACTGCGTAGGAAACTTGTCGCATTGGTGCGCCCATTGGTTCGATCAAACACGCCGATATGATTTCGTGCAGTGCCACACAAGCCGTTGCCTTTGCGTCGCAAGCACTTAGGGCTGGGCCATAGATCATTCGCCCTACCCCGGCAACGCCTAACCGACACGCTTTTCGTTCTTGGGTTATTTCGCGAACGAAGTCCGGCCACCAACCGACAATCATTTGTTCTACTGGCTTTAACTTTGCTCCATCGCGCCGGGATATGGCACTCTCGCATAGCCGATCATATTTTGCTGCGCCTTCCCTGTTCGCCTGTGTTTCAAGGTCGATTTCAATAGCCATCAAACTGCCGTCCAACATTGGGGCATTAAGGCTTGTCTTCATATTATTCTGTGCAGTCGCACGGCCTCGAATCATCTAGTTGGTCTTGGAACAATTTGCCTTGTGTAGTGACTTGAACTAATAAGTCTTTGTACATTGCACGGTCTTTTCTGAATTTCCCGCCAACTAATTCTTCTTGCTTTGCCCACCAGTCTGCTGTTGCTGGTGAGTGTTCAATTACTCGTTCTGTTCTACTTTGGCTTTTTAAAAAACATAAATCACAATTACCGAAAGCTTTGTCATTGTTGGGAAGCATTAAATCAAATTCACTTTGATTCCAATATGACATGATCGTTTCTTCCGTTGCATCAGCATCGGCAAGTGGCAAAGCAATATCTCTTGTTGTATCTCCGCGAATCTTTGCAACTCGTCTTGGTTCGTCTGCTCGCAAGCCAAGAGCTGTTGTATATTTATCTAGGCCTATAGATTCCATATATTTTTTAATTGGGATTACTTTAAGATCGCTTGTGCAAAATCTCGCTACTGGATTTGGCAAAAACTTACGTTTCCTAATTAGTTCTGCAAAATAGAATCCATCCCTATTTGCCGTTTCAAAGGTAACGGCTTCAAACCTATTACCATCGGGCCTGTATTCAATCCAGGTAATTGGACACCATCGTTGTTCTATTTCGTGGACAAAATTCAGAGTTGATTCATGCTCTTTGCCAGTGTTTGCGAAACAAACCACTCCCCCAGTTGGCAATTTGCCTTCGTAGGCATCTAAGATTTGTCGCAACATATACCCACTTGTGCGTCCACCGCTGAACGAAACTACGAATGGCGGCTCAATTTTGTATGGGTTCATTTTTTTCATCTTTATCTAACAGTTTACAGCGTTCATATTCTGCCATAAGTTGATCGTCCATTGCAGCAAATGCAATTTTTTGATTTATGATTTCTACTCTTGCCGCGCTGTTGGCAATCATTTTTAGCGTTTGCTCATTTGGCTTTGCCATTTCGATGCAGTTGCAAGCGTTATATATTGCTTGTCGTGCTGCTTCAAATATCTTTACCTTATCGTACATATTCCATTCTGATATTGGCTCTTTCATTGCTTACCTTCCAGGACTTCGCGCTTCCACGCTTTGCCATTCTTTTTCACAATGTCTAGTGGACATGGGCCATAAGCTTTCCATAGTTTTTTGTTCTTCTTGAACGCCGGCGTTTCAACGCCTTTTACATCTATATACTTATATTTGGGTGTTCCATCCATATCCACGACAAAAAAGTCTGGTATATAGATATTCTCTGGGCAACCCAGTTGAACTTTGGGTTGTTCAATCAAAATCTGTATCAAACCCGCTTCGTATAGGAAATGCAACTGCATTGCGTATTCCATTTCCGCCTTGCTCGCGTATGTCTTTCCTCGGAATTGCCTTTGTTCTGGCGGTGATACTTTGTATTTGTTTTTGTAACTGCTCAATCTGTTCTCCTTGTATTTCGACTAACTCTTTTGCTCTCATCAACGCTAGAAACGCCTGTCCTGTTATGTCGCCCTGGTTATCTCCCAGTTCATTCAGAATGCTTCTTATATCCATTTGTAGATACTTTTTTCGGCATTCTTTGAACTCATCAATTTCAATTTGGTTATCAATGATTTGCTGTTCTTCGCTAATCATCTTGAATGTTTCCCCATGAAATAACCAATTAACATTATTTCAAGAATGATTATTAAGATCAAAGCGATTGGCATGAGTATGTCAATCATTGAGCTGCTCCCTGATTGATTTTGCATTTCCCCTAAACATTATTCCTGGCGTTCCTTCGCCAAGCCATGCGCCAAGAATGTTAAAATCAACCCATTCTTGCGCCTCGTCTTGCGCCATTCCCTTTTTAATAAAATGGGACACAAGCTTTTCGTGTTCATAAATTACGATTGGAACTTGTCCACATCGCTCTACGATTCCGCAAATGGCTTTATCAGCACCATCAATAAATAGTGTTTTCATTGTTTCCCCCAGCGAAGCGAAAGCACCCTGCTTGCTTCGTCCCTGCTTACATTTGAATCGAGTCCATACTTGCGTAACCAGGATGCTTGCTTAAAGGTGCATAGCCCACGCTCACGGCGCGAGTTGATTTCATGTATTACTTTGCCGGCGGCTGCGAATGATAGTTCGTCGGGATTCATGCCATTATTTACAAGTACCGCCCTCATCTTTTCGCTTACTGGGCGATCACCGGCAAAAGGACGATCTCGTTGTGGCCTGTCCACGCCTAGCGCGAATGGGTCGATTGCACTCGTGCGCCACTCCGCTTTCGCAACGATAAGACTGCGGCGACTCTCCTGCGTTCGCCGCAATCTCTCGTTACGAATAGTTTCTTTTTGATTTTCTGCTTCTTCGGCTTCTTCAACCAACTGTTCTGTTCTGCCACCTTTTCGAGCGTATTTCTTTGCTCTTGCGATAGCCCTCTCGCTTGCGTTTCCGGCTAGTAGGTCAATGCTGCATACCAGTTTGTGCTTTGTGGAATTTCCTGCAAAGTCTAGAATTAAGATTTCAGACTTCTCTGATTGTGCGATTGCCTTTTTTCGTTCCTCTGCTGTGTAGTCCGGCTCGTCTACTACGCCTGGGAGCGTTCGTGTGCCTCTACCTAACATCTGGGCATACAACGCTCTGCTCTTGGTTGGCCGCGCTACGACAATCGCCTCTAGTCCAGGGCAGTCCCATCCCTCTATTAAGACCATGCAGCTTGTTAATACTTGGAAGTCGCCGCGCGCAAATGCTTTTAGTAGTTGCTTGCGTTCTTCCTTTGGCATCTTTCCGCTAATGCTCTTTGCTGCGCCGGGGCAATGGCGATTCCAAATCTCTGCTATTCGTTCTGAATGCTCTACGCTTGCGGCGAATACAACCGTTTTTTTACCTTTGCATATTTCAACGCTTGGTGAAACTACTCCGTGCAATGTCTTTTCGTATGTCATTACCCGCGCTATGTCGGAATCGACATAATCACCGCCACGGCTTTTGCAGTCGTCAAAACTTAGTGACT